AAGATAATAAAGATAATACCCCATCTAAAGAAGAACATGATGAGATAGTTAGAAGCTTAATTGATTACATGCCTAGAATACATTTTAATGATTCTAATGAAGCATTAAATGATGCTTCTATATTATCTTCATCTAAGAAAATATCTAAAGATCCAACAAGTAAAGTAAGTATTAGATATAAAGATAAAGAAGGTAATATAAAACAAGCTAAATCAGGGGTGTTAGAAGAGCAGTTTAATGAATTAGGTATAAGAGCTGTACCTCAAGCAGTTATCATTACTGATGCACTTACAATGCACGAATTTATTAGACTTATGTCAGCAAAAGGTAATGGATTTACAGGCACACATGATGCTGGATACTTTGGTAAAAATATAGAAGAAAATGCTAAATTATTTAATCAAGCTCATAGCGATACATTAGATAATTATCATCCTGCTAAAGCAATCCAAGAAGTTGTATTAAAAGCTTTAGATTTAGTAAGTAATGATACTTCTATTACTAAAGAATTTCCTAAAATATTTAAAACTATGGGTGTAAGATTTTATAATAGAAATGCTAAAACTAAGTATAAGTATACTAATCTTGATGAATTTAAAAATTCTTTTAAATCTAAAACAGATTTAATAATAGAAGGTAGTTTAAACATTAAAGATGATTTTAGTAATAGAGAAAACTATTTTTCAGCAGGTAGTTTAGGTAAGTCTGCTTATATTAAAGATTCTGAAAATAAATCAGATATTACCCCTAATACAGAACAAACTGATTTATTATCTGAATTTAATACTGAAATTGATAATGGTTTAAATTCTAGTTCAGAAGCTTCTATACCTAAAGATGCTTTTAAAGGGAAAAAGACAAAGGTAACTGTTAGTAATGCTTTAGAGGTACTAAATTCTTTACCTGAAGGCTCTGTTAAGGATTCTGAAGCACATAGTACCTATTTAAGAGAATCACTCTCAGAACTCATTACAGGGCTTCTTAAGCCATTAGATTTATACATACAAAATAATGATGGTAATACATTTGGATTTATTACTAAGAATATGGATAAAATATTCTTAAATGTAGCTAGTAAATCAAATAAAGATATTCCTAATAGTACAGTTCCTATGTCTCCTGCTACCACATATGTACATGAATTAAATCATGCAATAATAGTTCCTGCATTAGAAGATAAAGCTAACTACACACTCAAACTTCAATTAAGTAGATTATTAAATAGTGTTAGAAAAGCTGTAATTGAGGATGATAAAGCTAATGGTACAGATAATTTTACTAAATATGCTCATATTTTTGATAATAAGAATGTTACTAAAATTATTAAAGAAAATGGGATAGGAAATACATCAGTTACTGAAACTAATATGGCACTAGCAGAATTTAGTGCATTCACTAATTCTGAACCTGAGTTTAGAAAATTATTAAACAGATTAGATGGTACAGTAACTAGAAAAGTATTTGTTGGTTCTATTATTCAAACAGTAGGTAATATAATTGCTAAGATACTACAATACTGGAATAAAACATTCAAAGACCATGGTAGTAATTCTGCATTAGTACAAGCAGATAGACTCATACTATCTTTAGCAACTATTAATGCTAAAAGGGAAGCTAGTATTCTTGATAAGTTTGAATTAAGTAAAGTAATGGAAGATAAGCTAGACTCGTACCTACATAAAGCATCTAATTATGGGCTTAATCTACTAAAGAAAGATTTTATATCTAAAAACTCATTAAAGATTATTAGAAACCCTGCTAACACAATAATTAAAGCTGTAGAAGCTAAGATAGTATTCCAAGTATGGCATGCAACAATGAATGAGTTTAGTCTTATGATGGGTACTACTGAACATAATATTATTAATGCTTTAGCTACTGAAGTTGAAGGAGAGACTGTATTAAGTAAAAACTACCATAGATTATTAAACTTATCTAACCATGTTATTAATCAACTTAAAGAAACTAACAGTGAAGTATGGTCTAAGATGGTATTAAATCAATTTCATAAAGATACTAAACTAGATAATAGAGCTAAACAAGCAATAGCTAAAGGATTACTATCTACAGATATGAGTTCATTAATGGATAAATATTCTCTTAATGATATGACTAAACTATTAACAGATACTAAGTATGTAACTAAAGAACTTAAAAGTGTAAAAGATAAGCTTACTACTCTATATAAATATAAAGGTACAGCACTAATAAACCAATCAATGAACTTAGGTGTATATATGTCTTCTGGTTCATTTATTGAGGGAATAGATGGAGTACATAATGTAGCTCAAGTAATTAAGTTTGCTAAATTAAGAGATATAAAAGAGGATGAATATGATAAATTAGTTGAAGATATTACTCAACTATCAAGATTATATGCTATTAAGTATACATCTAAAGAAGATAAAGATATTACTGCTAATATTATTAAAGAAGAGTTAACTAATCAAGCAAAAGACTCTAATAAAGGTAATGGTATATTGTTTACTTTAGATCATCATAATCTTAATAAAGAAGAATATTTAAAAGATATTCTTAAAGGTAATAAAAATCTTATTAAAGATGGTTACATTAAAGATGTTTTTAATCCAAACCTATCAGTTGTTATAGGTACTTTAGATGAAGAAGCTAGATTAGTTGGTCAAGGATATACTAGATCATTATTACCTAAATCTAAGTCTAAAATGGATGCTAGTAAGAAAGCTTTATATGTTTATAGATCTAAAGTTGGTTCTAACATGTCATATCAAAAGATGATATTTTCTTTAACTAAACTTAATAACAATATATCTGATTATTCAGATGGTTATATCATGTCTGAAGATACTAGAGATACTATGACTAAGTTTATTAAACCAAGATATATTAGAAGACAGTTAGCACAAAGTAATTCAAGATTATTTACTAAGGTTCTTAATGAAGATACTATCCTAGATAGTACATCAGACTTAGCTACTATTTATAATAAAGACTTAAAAATTATTGGTTATAAATACATTATGAATCATAACGATAAAAATACTTTATTAGAAAGAGATACTGATTTTAGTAATATACTTGCTATTGGTAGAGCAGAAATTGCTGATAAACTAAATACACAAGATATTAATAAAAAAGCAGTAGACCTAATGTTTGAGGACTTTAATAATACTGTTCATAAAGGAAATGTATATGCAAAACAATTTGTAGATATATCAACAGATAAAGAATATGTAAATCAATTCAAGATGTTACCTGAAGAAACTAGAAACTACATTAATGAATTGTGGGGAGATAGTGAAGTATATATAAGAAGAGATATGGCTAAAATTCTTTTAGGATATAGAAATCAAACTATTACTGATTGGATTAGACCTACAGATATTACAGATAAACATGAAAACTCTTTATTAAGAATTGTAGGTAATAGTCTTAGTAAACTTATTAAACCTAAGTTTCTTAAAAACTCTGAATTAATATTAAAAGACTTTGTAAAATTAAAGAAAGATGCAATTGTAATTAAATCTGGTACAGTTTTAGGATATAACATATTAAGTAATGATACTCTCTTATGGTTAAAGGGAGTTAATACACATGAAAGAATTAATGGGTATGCTACAGCTTCTATTGCATTAGAGAATTATTTAGCAGATGCTAAAAAACTAAATATTCTTAAATCCAAGGTAGATATAGATAATACTAAACCAGCTAACAAAAAAAGTTTAGCTACTAAATACAACATAAGACTTAAAACACTGCAAGATAGAGTGGATTCTAACCCTGTAAAAGACTTAATAGATTTAGCTGTATTTCAATCTTTTGTTGAAGATATTAGTAACAATGAATTAGATAATTCATTTAAAAGTAAGATTAATGAGTTAATTGAACCAATTAATAATAAAATACCTAAGGGTTTTAAGACAGTAGGTAATGAAGCTATTATGGGTCATGAGACTAAGTTATATCAATTTCTTAAGCATACAACTCAATATAGTGATTTTGTAGCTAGATACATACTTAATGAACATAACTTAAAGAGTGGTATGACTCAAGATGAAAGTCTTACAGATATTAATGAAACATTTGTACAGTATGACTTACCAACACACCCAACACTACAATATTTTAATGATATTGGTTTAGTTATGTTTTCTAAATTCTTTATAAGAATACAAAAAGTAATATTAAAATCTGTAGTTAAGAAACCTACTAGAGCATTAATATTAATGCTTACAAATACATTGTTTGGTTTTGAGAATATATTAAGTAGTACAGCTACATTAAATTCAGCTTTATTTAGAATAAGTAACCCAGTAAACCCAGAACCATTTACTGAATTACTTATATATAAACCTGTTAATTAATTATTTAATAGATTCAATAATAGGCATGTTACTACAATTTTCTTCAAATAAATTTTGATATAGTTTAATAGTAAACATGCCTGCTATTATTAACCATATAACTAAGAATAATATAAATACAATATTAAGCACTGCATTAACCATAATGTCTAATAGATTATTTTTCATTTTTAATACCTAACACATAATTAATACCCTCTATAATTAGGTATACTGCTATTACTAAGAGTATACCTAAACCAATAAAGCTAATAATAAATGGGAATACTACTATACATATAAGTATAAATATTACACCTACACATCCTAGTATAAGTTCTCCAAATCTAATTAACATTGTTAAGTAAAGAGTGAAGTAGTTACTGGATCTTCTATATCAGTTTCTTCCTCTTCTTCTTCTTCCTCTCCCTCTTCATATACCTCAACTTCTTCTTTCCCTTCTATAGAGTCTTTAGAATATTCCACTTCTCTAGTAAGTATTTCATCATCTGTTGATGTATTAGTACTAACTGTATTAGAAATAATTGTAATAGCTGCAGAATAGCCATTAGCACCTCTACCTGCTGTCATCTGTACCTTTACCTCTTTATTTGTTATATCTAACCCTTGGTTTGCAATATATGCTACTAAAGCCTCTTGTATAGCTTCAGAATCTATTGTAATTGTTAATCTTGCCATTAATTAAGTTCCTTTATTTGTATTTCTACTCTTGGATTTATTTTATCTATTGAACCAAATCTATGAGTAGATTGTGTTAAATGATGGTAATCATCATCAGGTATTTTTTTAAATTCTACTAAAGCATCTTCAAAGAATTTACCTACAGCAGAAGTAACATTTAAAATATCAATTTTTCTTTTAGTTTTAGGATATAGAGTATAAATAATCTCTATTTTCTCCATAGGAGGTAATTCTTGAATTTGTTGCTTCATTACTTGTTTATACTTTATCTTCATATTATTCATAATCCTATAATGACTATTTCTAAATATATTCTGATTAAGTATAAAATTCTTTGTTTTAGTCCTTTGTAAGACTAAAGGGGATATTACTACATACATATAACTCCTTATACATAAAAATGCCTTAGAAAGCTTATACAGAGCTTCTAAGGCATTTTATTATTGTTGACTACTAAGACTAACTAAATAAGCTTTTTGATGGAATATCAGGCATTCCTGACGTAATACCAGCATTACTTGGTGCTTTTACTTTAGCATTACGAACTGTAACTTTATAACTAAACTTATCTCTCCATTTTTCTAAGAATTCAGGTGAAGTTTCACCTGAAGCTTTCTCAGCAGTTGTAAGACCATCTTCATCAAACCACTTACTAAGTTCATTAAATTCTCTAAACTCTCCTGTACCTTCTGTATATGGCTTATTCTTAGGGTCTACACTCACTTTATTAGTTTTCTCTTCTTTAACTTGAAGAATACCTACTTGAGCTTGTGTACCAATTAATTCTACAAATACTTCTCGTTCTTCTGGTACTTCTTTTCTTAAATCATAATTATAAATCTTAATAGTTTTAGTAGCAGATACTTGTTGAGCAATACCTTTACCTGTTACTGCTTTAAAGAAAGCATCCATTTGGGAATATCCTGGTAAAGGTTTAGCTACCTTACCTGCATTATATGTAAACTCCCCTTTTCTATTAGAAATGTATACAGTATTTCTTACAATATGTGATCCAGTATTAAAATGGATATTAATACAAATTGCTCCATTAGGTGATTTATCTAAATAAACCATATCTAACTTTCCTTTATACACATCTGCTGGAAGAATAAATCCCCCTAATGAATCATTTTCTTGTTCTGCTGTAACATCTACTGGTAGTGCTAATGATAAACTTGTCATCTATTTTCCTTTATTTAATTAAAATTATTTATAATACTCATGTAATCTTTGCATAACCAAAGCTACATTATTATCAATGAATGTTTCTTGGTTAGACCACATACCAATAGGTGATCTAATTCTTTCATTTACAGTAGCTTTAGTAAGCTTTGTTTGAAAACAATACTTAAAACCTAACATCTCCTCTTCTTCAGTAATTACAAGTAAATCTGATGTATATGGTTCTAAGTCTTTTATTGTCTTTTTCTTTGTTGCAATAACATTAGAAAAGTAAGCTTCTAATCCATTATTCTTAAGTGAACCTTTTACTATAACAGAAGTCTGCATAGACATATCAGCTTCATTTAATGAAGTAAATGTATGTGCAGTAAAGATAACATTCTTAGTTGATGCGGCTACCTTCTCTTGCATTAACTTCTTAAAGAATTGTGCAAAGTCTCCCCAAGCAGTCATCTTATTAGTTGAAGTTAACACATACTGAGACTCATATTGATCCAATAGGAATGTTAAGCTATCTACAATAATAGTATGAATATCTGGATTAGTCTCAGCTACATCAAATGCTTCTAATACTTGCATTGGGTCAATAATAATGTAGGAATTAAATTTAGAATTAAAGGGTAATTTCTTACCTGCTTCAGTTCCTAAATACATAACTCCTTCAGGGTTTTCTATATCTCTTAACGATGCTGACTTACCTGAACCAGTAACACCACATATTAATACTAAATTATCATTAATAGTATTAGTTAAACTATCTGTCATTTATTACCTCTTTAATTAATATCTCTTAAATGTATCTTCTTACTTACAGAAACCATAATAGTAGTTAATATTTCTGTTTCAGTAAGTTTATTACTTATCTTAGAGTTTAGTTCAATAACTTTACCTCTTATTTGATCTAAGTCTTTACCTGCATCTACAAGTAAATAAGCATACTTAATTAATTGATTGGATCTATTGCCTTCTCCTATATTATTACAAAACCATCTTTCAATATTATTTAATGATTTGGTATCTGTTATTATTTTCTTAGCTTCAATACACTTAGTAGTTTTAGGTATAAACAATAAATTATCTATTAATTTACCTTCGTTATACCAATACTCTCCTGAATATGATTCCCATTTTCTAGCTATATCTTTAGTTGCAGTATCACATTTAAAAGGAAGCCAATCATACACATTACACATAAACTCCTTATAATCTTCAGGAGTTAAAGCTAATTCATATTTCATAGGAAATATAACTCTAAATCTATTAGCTTTATCTGTATGACTTTTAGTTGTATACATAAGATATTTATAATCTTTTAATACTAATTTAGTTGTATTAATATCAATACCCTCATCTACATCAATAACTATTAAATTAAACCCTTTAATAGTAGTATCTGCTGATCTATACCCCATTATCTACCCCCAATTAAACCTAAACTCAACTTTAGACCAACAATTTCCTTTATTATTACAAATAGAGTTAAACTCTTTTTCAGAAATATTATCTACATTAAGTACGTTAGCTTTATAATAACTATCATAATATCTATTACCATTTGCTAAATTAATTAACACTATATTTTTAAAATGTGATTGAACTAACATACATATAATATTATCCTTATTTTTAACTAAATCCCCAATAGTGTAAGTAATTACTTCCTCTTTCTTTTCTTCCTTCTCTAAAGATTTAATAGTATCTTCAATTAATTTAATTGATTGCTTAACTTGCTTTAAATTATCATTTAATTCTTCAAATTTATTCATTATTTATCTCTCATATGATGTACTGTCCAATGAAATCCATTGGATTGTGTTAGTTTATGTAGTTGATTAAAATCAACTTCTTCATTCTTATAATTATCTGCTAATTCAGTAGAATAACTAATCTTAATCTTACTTAAATCTGTTTCTTTAAGACTCTCACCCTCAAAGAACTCAATACCATCTAAATAAGACTTCTTAATTATAATATTATTCTTATATCCATAAGCAGTAGCTAATGTCATCATCTCCCTCTTAACAGTTTCAGTTCCCTTATAGAAAGGTAAATCTTCTATTAAATCTGCTTGAGTTAATTCAGTATCTGCTTCTGCTATATAATTAGCTAACTTTACATAATTACGTTCTCTCTTAAGTATAGTATTAAAAGCTTTACCAGACTCTTCTGCCAATTTAATTGCATTATAAATATACTCCTTAGTTATCTCATGGTTATCATCAATAAAAGCAAATGTACCTGCTAACTTAAGTACTTTATAATATCTATGACTTAACTCAGCTTTAAATACTTCTTTATGATCTGGATAGTCTTCAGCTAAATTCTCACATCTTTGTTTATACTTAATTAACAAAATACTTACATCTTTAGAGATAGTTAATACTTTATTAAAGTTAATAATATCTGCTAAATTACCTATTGATCTGGATAAAGATTTAATCCAATCATTAGATGAAGTATCTGTCATCATCTCAAATACTTTCTCAGCAGATAACTTAGCCACACTCTTACTAGGTACACTATGCCCAAAGAAACATCTTCTTGCATATCCAGTACCTAACATACCTATAAACTCTTCTTCTACCTTACCTCCATCTAATAACTTAAGAGGTGTACCAAATAACATCATATTAGTAGGTGTCTTACCATATATCTCTTCATTTCTTACACTATCATTAGTATTCTTAGTTAACTTCTGTTTAACCTTACCTTGGTCATACAATTCTAAGAAAACATTTAATACTTCAGTATTACCTAATAAATTATTAGAAAACTCATCCATCTCAAGATTAACTGATCCTGCTCCAGACATAAGTAATATATGTCTCATTTGCTTAACAGCAGGACTAGTACCACTATCAAATGAGAAAGGTAACTTACCTAAAGCATTAAATTCTTTTTCTACCTTAACAAGTTCTTCATCTGGATCAGTTCCTTTTCTATTAGCTCTCTTAACTGCTAACTTAGGAAGTTCTTGTTCTACAAGATAAGGAAAGGTTTCTTCCATAAATCTATCCCTAAACTTATCAATTACCTGTTCTTCAATAATATTGGTACTATATCCTTTACCGAGTCCACTATTACCTGTATTAATAGCATACATATTTACAGGAATTACTCCTCTATCTAATGTACGTATATTGGTTCTCATTGTTGAAGCTATTTTAGTAAAATAATAAGCAACTAATATTCTAAAAAATAATGGATCAGTATTTTGAGTCTTTTCACATATAATCCTAGATAATTTATCTAATTTAGGAAAATGATCTAACTTATCTAAATCTCTCATCTTGTTTTAATTTCTCCTTTAAACGCTTATTATTACGTCTAAGACGCTTTTCTTTAGCTTTACATACAAGTTGTGCTTGAACCT